AGTAGTTGTCACGTTGCCGACAACGACAGTGGTTCCACCGTCAAGGATTTCATCCGTTACAGCCGCTACGATCTGTGCGCCAGAGGTAGACGTTCCAACCTCATAACCAATATCTCCCGTTCCAATAACTGGAGCGGTAACACATAAAATCTTGATGTCGGTGATTACGGTGTTAGCCGGCTGAGTAAACTCGCCAATTGCGGGGCTGTCACCCGCTGTGCTGTTTACGGTAACGCCCGTGGCAAAACCAACATGCTTGACGTATTTGTCCGTAACAATACCTGTAGAGGCAACATCAAAAACAGTGGTTTCTGCGCCCGTTACGGCGGCTACGTTGATTACCTCAAAACCGTTCTCTGAGCGAACGGGACCATTAAAAGTTGTATTAGCCATGCGGCTTCCTCCTTACGAGAGATTGGCCCTAGAGTCTTCGTAAGCGTCTGCTGGGACAGTCGCTAGGGCTATGATTCCCAGAAATAAGTCGGGGGAGAGTCTCCTCTCCCCCGTAGTCTTATGCGCCTTTGGATCCGTACACGCAACGAGGATCAGAGTAACCGTAGCTGTAACGCTCACGGGCTTTGAACCGAACATTGCCTGTATCAAAGTCGCCCTCCATCTTCGTAGACATCGGCATACGCTCAAAGTGAACGAAACCGCGAGGAGCGTCCGTCTTAATGAAGAACGCATCCGTGTCTGTCAGATAGTGGTTAACAACATAACCCTGCGGGAGCATACCCATGTTACGCATTGCGTTAACATCGTTGTCCGCAGAACCTGGGCGAAGAGTAGACTCAAGAAGACGATCCGCCACAAACTGAAGTGCGGGGGGGATAATCAACTTCTGTCCACGAACCGAGACTTTAAGGCCGCGCTCATCAACAAAAGCTGCAATGTCAATAAGAGCATTCTCAAGGCTGGTTTCGTTCAGGTCAGCATCAGTGCTGGGCTCATTACGAAGCGAACCATTATTCACCAGAGGATGGTCAGTAGCGCAAAGCTCCTTACCATCGCCGCCAGCGAACGTGCTATCAAAAGCGTTGTTCAGCGTAGCTGCACCCTTCACCTGTTTGGTGTTGGCCATGCTGCGTGCCAAAGCTTTCGTATAGCGAGAGGCAAGGCGATCATAAAGATTATCCTCGATTGCTTCTTCCGTAATGGAGAAAGCAAGCGCGATGGTCTCATGAGTGTACCGTGCCGTATACGCTTCTTGGGCATCGTCAAAGGTAATAGCTGAACCTTCTTGCTTAACGGGTGCTGACCCGAAGCCTGAAAGCATCACTTCTTCCTCAAACGCACGCTCCGAAGATTCAGTATCATAAATCTCAGAAGCTTCATCGTCATACCGGGCATACTCAAGGCCGAAAAGGGCGTTGAGACCGGGCTCTAGCTCTTTCGCTAGTTGGGCTCTGCTAATAGCCATTTTTCAATCCTCTCCTATACGCCAGTGGTTGAAGGTGTACCCGAAGCAATGGACCCAGTAGGTGCATTAAACGAGTTATTCAACCTAACAATTACGCCGATGCCAGCGGCTTCAAAATCCTCGTTCTCAGGATCTTCCTGCCAACCCATGACGCGAAGCGCCAACGAATTGGTAGTTGCCAGCGTACTAACAGCCAGACGACCCAAAGAAACGCCAGTAGCGTCAGTTCCCGTGATGCCCGTAGAAAGATTCGCGTTCAGGAAGACACTTGCACGCGCATTTGCCTTACTTGTCAGAGACGCATCAGATGCAATTAAATACAACTGATTTGGGTCATCGTTGATAAAGGCCTTTACGGGGTGGTTACTATCCGCTCCGGATCCGGGCCAGTAGTTACTAAACGTAGTTTTTCCAGTGACACTAGAGACATACTCACATCCCTGAAATACGCCCAGATGACTGACTGTACCACCGGCAGCGTTAGCCGTGTGATCGATAAACCCTGAAGCAAGAGGAATAACCAATTGCCCATGGTAAATTTTGTCAGTGTTACCGTTAGCGATTTCGTAAGGAGTATATCCCGTAAGGCCAGTGGAATTGGTTCCGCCACCTAGCTTAGAGATGGGACGAAGACCAAAGCTTCCATTACTGTTAGCCATTTTCTATCTCCTAGTCCTCGTTTTGAGGACCTCCAAAAGTTACACGAGATTGCCTATCAGGATTATTGATAGGCATTGCCGGATGCTGCTCACGAGCTAAGTCGTTATCAACAGCGGCCATTTGATTGCGTGTCATGCCACGAAAATGTTCGTCGCGTTCTTCAACAATCTCAAGAGGAATCCTTGCAAGTAAAAGACCACCTACGCCTATTACACCAGCGTGTTTACCATCTTCAACGGTCGGGACCTCAAAGTCAGGGTATTCTTCACCACGTACCAGTTCCCATCCCTCTCGAGATCGTGCTGCTACGTTTTTGCGGTCATCAAAACCCATTACTTCGGACCTGATCCATCGATGCTTGTAACCATCTGGAGCGGGTGGTGCGTCCAACATGGACGGGGGCTTCCAAGGTTGCCTGCGTGCTTGCCCTGCACGATTTTGGTTGGCTCTCGGCGTTCTTGTAGACTTTTGGCGAGATGTGTTCTCAGTATTCATGGCTATTCCCTCACTTCACGTATTTTGCATATTCATCAAGAGGCACGTTAAGCTTCTTAGCTATAGCTACCTGAGATGGGGTTAACCGCACAGTTTTCCGTCCACTCTTTTTGCGGGATGCGGAAGATTCAGCCGACGCAACTTTTCTTCCCCCGGTCGATCTAGCCTTAGAATCAAACTTGTTTGGAAACTCGTTTCTAAGTCTACTATCAAGTTCAGTGTAGTATTCATCAGAAGATGGGTCAAACCCCTCATCTTCCACCATGCGACGATGGATGCCAAAAGCACCATATGTCATAACTTCGTCTTGACCGAACCAATCGTTGTCTTGCGCCCATCTCTCTGCTTTTGGGTCTGGGGCCGGAGCCGGAGCCGGAGCAGCCGCCGGAGCTTCTGCTTGGGATATTTCCTGCCCTTCGGGTTTCTCTCTAGCAACTCTAGAGTTGGTCTTTTGAACCGTTAGATCCGCTAAAGACTCTTGAGCGTTAACAATCGCATCAACATCACCCGTTTCGTGGGCTTCTTTAAGAATACGTTTAGCAGACTCAATCTCGGAAGTTACTCGTCCGTCGAACTGCTCCATGTAACCCCTGTCCAAGGATTCCATACGCTGTTTGAGGGACTCGTTCTCTTTACGAACGTTCTCAGCAAACTGAACAGCTGTCTGCTTCTGACGCTCTTCTTCACGATATTTTTTGGTTAATTCGTTGATACGGCTCTTAACACCAGAACTGTATTCATCTAGTTCGTCATCCGTTTCCGGCTGTACGCTTACTTCTTCAGCCGGTTTTTCCTCCGACTCTTCGGAAACATTTACATCAACCGAATTCTCTTCGGAATCTCCAACATCAATATCAGACTCAGTAGGCATGGCTTTTCTCCATGGTTAATTTCTTCTTTCTAAACGTGTTTAATGTCGTCGGGCTCTAGAATTGTGGCAATGACCTCATCATCGTTAATGACGCGGACTTCCCCACCATCGATCTTAAACCTAGATCCTGCGTATCTTCCAATACACACCCAATCGCCCTCGTTGCACCAATTGCGATCTTCATCGTCACCAAATTTAGACGAATCCTGATAAGCCAGAGGACCTACCTTTAGAACGTAGGCAACAACTGTCGCCAACGCTTCACGATCTCTAACTGCATCAGGAATAAGGATACCACCTTCGGTGGCAGCTTTGCCCATGTAAGGCATCACAAGTAAACGCCAGCCTGTGGGCTGCGGCAGTCTCTCTTTAAGGTTCTTACTTACAAGAGAGGGGTCGAGTACTTTCTCACTTTTATCTATGTATGCAGACGATTCGGCTTTCGGGGCTTTCTGGGACTCTAGTACGTGGTCTGGAACGTATAAAGTTTTGGTCATTCTTCCTCCGTGGATTGCAGGAGATCTTTGATCTCCCGTTCTGCGAACTCTAATCCCTGTAATTCTCCCACGAGATGTTTGTAAGACTCCATGTCTTTCGGGCCCCCATGGAGGATTGAGTCCTGGGTTAATTCTATGCGACCTTGTATACTCTTTAGTAAAGAATAGGCAAACGTCGTTGGGTCAGCCATTCTTAAAAGCTGCCTTTAAAATTTTTGCCTTTAATTGCTCCGCCAACTGCGTATTTGATTGGGCCGCGCTTCTCTTCGGTCATACCACCGCGCATGTAGCCCAGTTCATCGACCATGGCTCCGCCCATGGCACGCTCTTTCGGCTTTTCAAAATAATCTTCAATGGGCGCCGGATCAGCTGCAACCACGGCAAAACCACCTTCAACTTCAATAACTTTTCCGGCCTTCTCTTCAGCAGCTCTTTCTGCGGCTGCTCGTGTTTTGTAAGGAGCTTCCGCCGTGCCTCCTTCAGAGCGCGTCATTATTCGGGACTTTCCGGCCAGCGTTCTTTCTATCATGCGGCGGCGATCCCCGTCAGAAATTGTTCTACCAGACTCATCAGATAACAGCCTCTCCAGTAATCTGCGATCCGCGTCAGAAATTGTTCTTGTTTGATCACGACGACGATCCGCGATCTCCAGTAATCTGCGATCCGCGTCAGAAATTGTTCTTGTTTGATCACGACGACGATCCGCGTCAGAAATTGTTCTGCCAGACTCTTCCATCAGAAAGTCCCCTTTCCACCGTTATCGTTATAGGTCAGGCCTTTGACTTGAGCAGGCGGCGCGCCTTTGATACGGGCCATTCCGCCATCGGCCATATTCATTTCATAACCGCCCATTCCTGGGGCAGGCATTGGCCGGCGCTTCATGCCACCCATGTTCATGCCTTCGGCATCATTCATACTCTTTGCCTTTTTCATAAGACCACCTGCCTCCTTTTTAGAGATGTCCATCTGATCAGACATCTGGTTAACCATTCTACTTTTAGCCATTAGAAGACCCTCACTTTCATCATACCACCAAGATTTGCACGTTTTACAGACTGTACCCTACGGGGTTTACCGGCAGGTTGGCCTAAACGTTTCTTTTGAGCAACCCTAGACCTTTTCTCAGACGCTGTTAACTCCCCAGAAGTTTTAGGAGTCTTCTTAGAAACACGTTTGCTGGGCCGGCAATAAGGCGTTCCTCTCTTCTCGCCTTTCTTCCTGCCGCAAGGTTTTCCTGTTCTCACATCGATCCAATCTTCCTTGAACCAACGTTTGAGCGCGGCGCCCTTCTTTGTCTTGCGGACAGCCATCAGAATATCTTAACTTTTTTCCCGCCGTGACGAGGCATAACTGCTCCACAGCCATTGGTCCGAACAGTACCGCCAACAGCCCTTTTGGTTTTGTTGCCCCAGTTACTAGCGCCAACCTTACGACATTTAGCTATCGCTCCAGACGCATACGCAGACGGAAACACCTTATAACGTGCCTTAACCTTTCGATAACAAGCGTCTTTCGTAGCCATTAGCACTTCCACCTTCTACGAGCTTGCCTGATACGCGAATTGGGATTGTTACGCGTCTTGGCAGAACTACGTTTGAGTTGACCCAAAGAACGAGCGCAGTAACTCTTCCGACGTTTTGCCGCTGCGCTGCCCTTCTTAACTTTTCCGGTGACCGCTGTTTTAAGCTTAGACCCAGGATTGGCTTTACGATAAGCGGCAACGCCCTTCTTCGTCATTCCAGCACCCTTGCTGGTCTTACGATAGTTGGCGCCTTTGCCGCTAGTAGTGCGGCGTATGGGTTTTGCCCTCTTTCTAGCCATTTTGTTTCACGTGAAACATTACTGTTTCCCACTATACAAATTATCAAACGTCACAGACGGATCCATGTAACTTCCGTCAGACTCCGCATTATGTGTCCACTGACTTGGCTTAAAGTCAGGAGCTCCTTCACCTGTTTCCCACAAAGCGGGACTTGTTGCTCTAACCCGGTTATTGGGTAAAGCAATAATATTTCCGGTCCAATCTCCAGCGTCCGTAAGCTCAATTACATGGCTTTGCTTATGCTGGGCAGGATCGTCCGCGATAGATGATCCTGTGTAATCAACGGTAAACATATATTTACCTGTATAGAACTCACCGTCAATCTTACAAATCCAAGGACTAGAACTTGTCCTATCGTACTGCATGACATCGTGATCTCGAGAACTACAGTCCCAAGGCTGCGCGTGGTGCGTCACCATTCTTTCCGGCCACTTTTCCAGCGGTGTGTCAGCCACAAGGGCGGTAATAGGCATCCTAGCCCACATCGCGCCCCCGTGAACGTTCTCGTCTTCTGTGTCGTCACTCTCGCAGCCTGTAAAGATAAGCTGAAAACTCAGGCAACGATCTGGAATCGTTGTTACGGCTATCGCCATGGCATGGAGAAATTCCCCATGGTATTGCTCATGATTATGAGTAAATTCTCGTCGCACCCAGCAGTGAAAATGCGGAATGTTGCTTTGAAGATATGGCATTACCTACGTTTAACACCACCACGAGCATAGCCCTTCTTTTTCATCAGAGTTCCGCCGCTTCTGCGTTTGGCAACGCCGCCTACTTTGCGTTTAGCCGCGCCACCAGTTTTCATTTTTCGGGTGCCACCCTTCTTCTTCATAGCCATTTTACTGCTCCTTCCGGTAAGTTGTTTAGGGGTTTGTGATCTGGATATGGTCACTAAAAGACTCGTGTCTTACTAGCCATACCGCCATCGTTTCGTTTGATAATCTCTTTGGCTGTTTTTTCAGCCAGACGAGAACCCACATCAACCTCATCGGGCTCCATCATTCTTCCCACCCGTATGCCCGTTTTAAGAATAGCCGCCCTCGGAGACATCATACCCATAGGTCCCTGTCTTGACCTCTCCGCCTCAACAGCAGAAGGTAGAGTGGCTTCAAACCCGCGTTTAATCTCCTTACTTGAATAGAAAGGCTTGCCGGGGCTGACCGTCACCCTTTTCTTCTTCGGCTTTGGAGCTTTCGCCTGCTGTGCTTCTAAAGTACTTCCCATAACTAATTACCCCTTCCAGATGCGCCTTGATTGATACGTTCGCGATTAACCTCGGCTCTTAGCAGGGCGATATCCTCCTGTGAGTCTATCTTGTCTGCGGCCAACTCTTCCTTAGATTCTTCCTTCGCCATATCAAACATCAGGCGTTGGTCGAATTCAGCAGCCTTGCGCTCCAAGTCTGCCGCCTTGATATCGAGTTCCTTAGACCGGAGCTCAACTAAGGGGTCTACTTCGCCCTCTGGCGGGGGCATGAGAGCCGCCATAACTTCTTCGGTGTACTGAGCTATAAGTTCAGCGACCTTGGCCTCTACGTCCATCTGAGGAGGTTGCTGGCCTGTCTGCATAGCCTGCTCCATCATGGCCCTCATTTCTGCGTCAGCAACGCCTCGAGCCTTAAACGCAATATGTTCGCAGAGATGCGCCTGCAACAAAGCAAACACTGGCGGAGACGCCGCCGGAACTGGCGTTTTCATAAATATGATGTGCGCCGTCATGTGTGCATCATGATCCTGCGTCGGGAACGCTTGCAAATTCTCTTGAATAATCGATTTTGCGTTTTCTATGGCCGGATCAGTGGGCTGCGGTGGCGTAGGTGTCGGTAGCAGCGCCTCAATGTTATGCACGCCTATTGCTTCATAGATTCTGCGATACGCTTCGTGGAGATTATGCATCTGCGGATTAGTCTGCGCCAGCTGAAGCTGCGTTTGTGCGAGTGCCAGCCTTTGTGACATGGAGTAGATATTTGGATCAGACACAGGTATAACATCGACACGCTCATCAAAATCTGCCTGCTTTACGGTTGCCTCGGCACCGTACACATTATACGGGTACATGGGCGGGAGAGATTCAGCAAAAACACGAGCTAACATTTTGAACTCTTGTTTCTGTGCGTAGTGAAGCCGCTTGTGAATTGCGGACATGACCTTGGAACCACGCTCAAGAAGAGCCACTGTAGTTCCAACAGCCGCTTGCTGGTTACCATCACCAACCTGAAGATCCGCAATCGCTGCAAAACGACGACCTGCATCCACAATAAATCCAAGAAGACTCATCAGAGTCTGGCTAGGTTCCTTGTATGGGAGCGGCATAATGCTTTCGCGCAGAGCGCCACCGGGAACATCAATATCACGAAACTCGCCAGGAGACAGAGGCTCATCAGAATCACGAATGCGAATACCACGAGCCTTAAAGCCAGCGGGAAGATTAGCAAGTGTACCAGCATCAATCAGCTGCCTCAGAATAGAGGTGGCGGAACGACCAAGGCCACCAATCATATGAAGAAGACCAAATCCGTAGAAGCCTAAACCCGGCAAGAACTTGTAGTGAGAGAAATACTGCATCTTCTTGTAGTACTCGTCACCCTCTTTCCAATTTCTACGAATGGCAAGAACTTTGGAACTGCCTTCATCAACTGTAACAATGTAAGGGAGCTTAATACCCGTTTCTTCGCCGTCGATAGGACTTACGTGTTCAAAACCAGGAAGATCTAGGTCTGTGTGAATTTCGAGCAGAGTGCAATCCTGATTGTCTCCTCCGCCTTGTTCTATTCCTTGAAGCTCTCGCTCCTTCTGACGAACTTCGTCATCATCATCATATGCGAGAATGTCTATGTCTCTATAGAAACCTGCTGCTTGGTTCTTTCTTACATCATTCGTATTCATCCGAATGACGTGTGTAACTCTGGAGGCCGAAGACAAATCCGTTGCGTTATACGGAACCAGAAGATCGTCAGCGGGAACAAACTTGGAAACAGCCCTGTCGAGCATGTCGTCAAAGTACACTTTCTTAAACGCACTGCCGGCCAACGGCAGATAGAAGAGAAGTCGATCCATCTCAGGGTCGTACTCGTCCATAACGTTCATAATCTGGAAATTCATAAACTCCTGAACACGCTGAGACTGCATCTCTACGTCTGGAGTAGACGCTCCAACGACTTGGGTTCTTACGGGGCCGGAAGAAGGTAGAAGTTCTTTGTACGCTTGCGCTTGAAACTGGGTTACGGCTTCTGCGATCAAGGGATGGGTTACACCGCTGGATCCACGAAAAGGCTCGTCGCGGTTCTCATACTTTATGCCTAGAAGCTCAAGACCCTCTGTGTACGCATCTTCCCACTCTTGTCTTCCGCCTTTGTCATCCTCGTAATACCCAACAAGCTCTGAAGCAATGTCCATCAAGACACGCTCGTCCATAATTTCTGCTAAGTTAGCATCCGGATCTGCTTGAAGCTCCTTCGCTACAGCATCCTCAAAATTTATTATGACGGACCCATCTTCTTCCTCAATCATCTCGGTGGGATCTTCAATCTCCTCCACCTCAATTTCTTCTTCGGACATGCCTCCAAGAGGCATACCTGAAGCAGGCATACCACCGTCTATCAAAGATGTGGGTTCATCAGCCATATTCTAGTTACCTTTCTTTCCACTTTCGGGATTCGGCGTGACGGCTTTTTCATAGTAAACTATAAGCTGTTTCTGCTGTTCAATAAACCGCTTTATCTCAGCCATGTTTAAGGCAAGCGTCTCGTAGTCCCTAACACTTATCGCGTAAAACAACAGATCGCCGTTCTCTTTCTCAAAACGTTGCTTAAAAGATGCAAACGTATCCTCTGTCACAACATAGAAATGTATCTTGTTTAACGATACAGGACGAGGACGACTTTGAGTCGGTATCTTTCGCTCAACCTCTACCGTTTTGATCTCAACGGGAAGTACTTTCTTAAACTCAGCGCAGCTACTTAGCAACGGCAGGAGTGGGAGCGCCAGAAATAGCCTCCAACGACTCAAACAGCTTAGATGTTCCATTGTTAATCTTCTTTTCTACCAGAAGGGGCTTCTTGAGGCTCAATTTTGCAAGATCGTGCTTACGTAGCTTACCTATCAAAACGTCTTTATAGGCGTTTGCCGCGTTAAGTTTAGACTGAAGGTCCTTAGTCAAGTCCTCAAACCTTTCACGATCTTCGATCATGGCGTTTATGGTGTCGTCCTGAAGTTTCTTCGCTGTCTCCAGTTTCGCGGAGTTCTCCGTAAGAACGCGAATGCGATCTTGGCTATCCTTATAGTAGTAATACGCTCCGTAGGCAGAGCCGCCCACAAACCCCAGCACTAAAATTAGAAGATAGATCTTTAGCATCACTTACCTTTCGCCATGTAAGCGGTCATGCCCATGTAGGCACCTACAACACCAGCCTGTCCTATGTAAAACAAGCCAAACAGGTCGCTCAAAGCTTTGATTCGAGCATCGGGAAATATGGGTAGAAACACTGCCAGTGTAAACACTATCATAGACCCCATAGCGACCCAGGCCATTCTGCGCTGGGCGTCTGCTTTCTCATGCTTAGACAACGCTTCAGCGGTAGCAAGTTCTGCATCTGAGACCACACCATCGCCATCTAAATCTAGATCGTTATAGGTGCTGCCCTTTTCTAATTTTTTCTGTGCCATTTTAGTTCCTCAGTAAGGGGTTATCCAAAGCCCTTTGGAGTTTCTTGTCCTGACGCTTTTCAAAAGCGTCTAGTTTTGAGTCAATACCGTTTATTTTAGCGTCAAAACGCGCCGATGCCGAAGAAACAATGTCGCGAATTGTCTTTTCGGCCTGCCTTAACGCCTCTCTTGTCTCCGCGTCCAGCGTTCGAGAACGTTTGTCTACGCCAGAAATGCCAGCATACAGCTTAGTAGCGTCATCGCGCACATCTTGACGTGTATCACGCACAATTTCTTGTATTTCCTGCGTTCTTTCCCTTAAAGAAGACATTTCTCCGTCCAAAACCACCATCTTTTCATTCAAAACGGCTAGTTTTTTGTCAAATCCGCTCAAATCAGGTGCAGAATACGACGAAATCTTCTTTTTCATGTCCATGTAGTCCTTGTAGACCTCAAAAGCGCCGTACAAGCCACCAACCAGCGTAGATAACGCCAGAAATACGGCCACCATCTTGCCGCCTTTGAATTTTACGCCTGCAAATTCGACTTCAGCCATATCAACGTTTCCAATCCAGATCTACAAGAGCGTTGTGCGCTCCGTTTGATCTGCCAAACAGAGTATAATTCTGCATCCGGTCAACCATGGAAGGCCCATCTGGAACTTTTGTTCCTGTAAAGAACCCTGGTGTATCTACCAATGCCGTTGGCGCCACGATTTTAGGCGATATCATGCCCATAGCCACCATAGTCGTGGTTTGTGACGCCGCTGAGTATCTCTGAGACGGAGCTATCTTTGCAACAGCCTTTTCAGCTGCTGCTTTAACCTTCTCTTGCCTGCTCTTGGGCTTTGGAGGAGCTTGCGCCTCTCTAGTCTCTGCCGGAGGTTCTGCCGAAGGCTCCGGCTCTGGTTCGGGCTCAGAGGGCTGGGGCTCCGGCTGCGCTTCTGCCGGCTGTCCCTCTGGTTCGGGCTCTCGTTCAGAAGACTGCTGCGGTTGCTCTGGTTCAGGCTCTCGTTCGCGGGGCTGCTCTACGGGAGGAGGCGCTATATCCTGTTCTATTTGAGCCTCAATGGTTGCTTCAGCTTGTGATTCCTGCTGCCGCTGTTCCATTGGAGGTGGGGGCAGATCAATCTGAATAGGAACAATCTCCGGAGGAGGGGGCGGCTCGGACGGAGCCTGCGGGGCAACGGCAACAACGATAGGGGCCGCTGCTGGCGGTGGAGGTAAGTCAACCGGAGAAGGGGGAAGGTTAATCTGAACCGGCGGCGCAGCCGCTATAACGTCGTTCTGAACGATCTGATCTAGAATCTGCTGTTCTACAATCTGGTCATGCGTAAACGTAATTGAAGGTTCCGAGAATTTCGGACCGAAAAATCCAGAGTGAAACCCGGCATCCACGCCGAATAGCTCAAACTCCCCCGTTAACACGCTAAAACTGTTTTCTTGAACGGTATCCGTAAAATCAAATGTACGAAGACCACTAAAATCTAATTCAACCTGACGCTCAAACTTTTCGACTACCGTATTCGCGGCATCGAACAGCGCCACCGTCACGTTAAAAAGATCGCGGCAGTCCCCCACTTGCGTAACGCTCGTGCATGAAGCAAGCGTAGCGTTACTCGGATGACTGTCCACGGTAACCGCGCTGTTGAGGGTAAAGCCTCTGCGAACCTCGGCCTCGGTCAATGGAACGTCAAACGTGCTCGTATAAGTGCCGCCACCCGCCGTAGCGTTACCTGTGCAAAACTCCCCGGCAGAACAGCCTCTTGCAGAACCATCAGATGTCGTTGACCCACTCG